TACGCAAAGGGAGCTTTGGGTGGAGATTGGAGTGATGTATGGGCGTAGATAAAAACAAATAAGGGGAAAAAATGACACCAAGAACAATAACAGCGGAGTGCTCAAGCTGCGAATCAAGTTATGATTTGATTTTCGTTGATGAGTTAGTCTCAGAAGAGTTTCCTGAACATTGTCCATTTTGTGGCGAACTAATTGATTCACTCTCGGAAGAAACCACTGATGAGGATGAAGATGATGAATCTGATGAAAACAAATGGGATTGAATTGGACACATAACTCCATAGATTTCACAGAAGACATGATTGGTGAGAATTACGGATTCGTATATATCATCACCAGTCATGTTACAGGTAAAAAATATATCGGTAAAAAATTCTTTTATGCGGCCAAGACCAAACAGGTGAATGGCAAGAAAAAGAAACTCAAAGTGGCCAGTAATTGGCAAATATATTATGGTTCGAACGAAGAACTTAAAAAAGATGTAACTTTGAATGGCAAAGAAAACTTTACCAGAGAAATAATACACTTATGTAAATCAAAAGGTGAATGTGGTTATCTGGAAGCAAAAGAACAATTTATAAATGGTGTTTTGGAAAGTGATGATTACTATAATTCGTGGATTATGGTACGAGTTAGAAAATCACACATTAAAGGATTACAATGTTAGATTTTTTGGAAGATATTGAAGATTATGATGCTCTGTTCTTTTTGCCTGACAGTGAAGATGATGAGAGTATACATATAAAATCAAGTAAGTATAAAACACCAGGATTACCAGTAAGTGCCACAGAAATTGGTTCTATGTGGCATATATTATTGTTTAAGTGTAATGAAGAATCCGGCAATGTTGATAATTTGGATCATTTTGATGCGGTATTATCGGATCCAAGAGAATACATCTCCGGTTTAATTCCAAATGGCTGGTTTGGTTTGGTTGCAAAGAAAACAACTACCTCCGACATTTTTATGACCGATGCGCTTGACAAATTCAACAGCATGATGTAAAATATTCTTATTTAAATCTGAAAGATATTATGATTCTCGTTGACTTGAACCAAGTCCTGTTGTCCGGCTTGATGGCACAAATTGCCGGCCAAAAAGGAGCAAAGTTAGAAGAAGACCTCATTCGTCACATGATCCTAAACATCATTAGGACTCACCTAAAGAACTTTCGTAGAGAGTATGGTGAAGTTGTGATGTGTTCTGATAACCGCAAGTACTGGCGCAAGGATTTCTTTCCTTTCTACAAAGCCGGCCGTAAGAAGTCTAGAGAAAAGTCCGACTTGGATTGGCATCTAATCTTTGACATGCTTTCCAAGTTTAAGCAAGAACTCAAAGAAAACTTTCCATACAAGGTTATTGATGTTGAGGGTGCAGAGGCTGATGACATTATCGGAACACTTGTTCCTAGGCACATCATGCACGAAAACATTTTGATTATTTCAAGTGATGGTGATTTCTTACAATTGCAACAATATAATGGTTTAACTAAAAACACAGTTAAACAATATAATCCTGCTATGAAGAAATTTATCATTTCGGAAAATCCAATAAATGATTTGAAAGAAAAAATCATTCGTGGTGATAGAGGTGATGGTATTCCTAACGTATTGTCGCCGGCCGATTGTTTTGTGCGTGATATGAGACAAACAACAATTAGTAAAGGCCGGTTCGATAAGATGATGGCATCCGATTATATGGATTGGGAAGATGAGAATGCTAGCATTGGTTTCTCTCGCAATCAAACACTGATTGACCTACAAAAGATACCAGAGGATATCAAATCGAAAATTATAAATAGTTATGATGAGACTAAACCAGTGTCCAAAGGAAAGATTTTGGATTATTTAATTGCCAATAGACTAAAAGGTCTGATTGAAGTACTTGAGGAATTTTAATGAAGTTTTTATATGAAATTTTTGATGAGTTTGAGGCTGCCAAAAATAAAAAAGAACGAATGCAAGTTATTGGTCAAAATTTATCACAAGCATTGGTTGATGTATTAAAACTTACATACCACCCACAATTCAAGTGGAAAGTAAAAGAGTTGCCAGACAACTATAAAATACCAACAGACATGATGCCAGGTTTAACATATGATAGCCTCAGCGCACAGCTAAGGAAAATGTATATGTTTTTGGAAGGCAATCAAACTGCTGAAACACTTAGTGCAACACGAAGTAAAGAGCTCTTGGTACAGATGCTCGAATCAATTGAGCCTAGAGAAGCCGAAATCATTCTTGGTATATTCCAAAAAGATTTAGGTGTAAAGGGATTAGATTATAAGTTTGTAAAAGAGGCATTTCCAGACATGTTACCATGAAACCTAGGGAAAAGATCATTGTTATATGCGGAGAGTTTGATGGCATAACCTATGAAGAGGTCAAAATACTCAAAGCCTGTAAATCCAAAGGTGATTGGTTGATTGTTGGTTTGTATTCGGATGATTACATGAATATGCACAAAGTAATTACAAAAAACTCATTCGAACATAGAAAAGAAATTATGGAAAGTCTGAGTGTTGTAGATGAGGTGTTTTCTTTCCATGATGTTGACGGAACTGCATGTAATTTATTGAAACTTGTGAAATTGTGTTATCCTATGTCAGATATAGTTTATGTATCGGATCGTGACAGGGATATGGGAGATATTCCCGAATATAAAATTCGTGGAATTACATTTGCTGTTATTAAATAAGGAGTTAAATTAAAGTGTCGAAAATTTTGAGTAAATATCGTAACTCGGAAGATTTTTACGATTATGAGGAAAGTGTAGGTTTCCAGCCAAGGAAGAAAAAGCGAGAAGAACAGAAATCTGGAAGAAAAAAATCCAATTCTGAGGATTATGATTATTTCGCAAGTTACGAAAACTCACAAAAAACCACCAAGAGAAAAGTTAAACACTTCATTTAATTTTTCATGTTGTTTTAGTACAACACACAATTTGACACAAGTTCTTGTTTGTAGTATAATCAATACATTCAAAGGAACTAGTATGATGATCTATACACGAACACCAAAGTCAAAGGCAAAGAAATTGCCGAAGGCCAAGCGCGAACAATACGAGCAGTGGTTGCAATCGCATCAGCCAACAAAAAAACTCATTTTACCTAAATCCTCCAATGTGATGACGGATTATAAATTGTCCGTTCCTGCTGGACGCGAATCAATTAAGCATAAATCCCTAGATACAGGATCGGTACCTGCACTCAAAGCGGATGCAAAGGTTTATACCGGCACAAAAGTATTAGGTATTGCAACAATGCACAAGTCAAACGCTGTGCCGGTGTTCAATAGCGAAGAAGCCATACAAATTTCAAACATGAGGCGGTAAAATGAGAGATAAAATAAGTTTTGTTGTAAAATTACAACGACCATTCTGTAGAACACCAATTAAGCCTTTACAAAAGCATAAAATTAGTGTAAAATACAACCGTAAACAAAAACATATCAACAAAGGTGAAAAAAATGAATGAACAAATGCCAAACGTAACGGTAGAACAAAATAAATCGAATGTGGAATGGAAACCACTAGATGAAGCTGTTCGTTCTTGGGTAGTACAGACACATTTTGAAAAAGATTTGGAAAATTACAATAAATTGAAAGAAAGTTATGAGTGATAGTCAAAAATCTTGGGTTACAGAGTTAATTGAAACGGATGACGGCACCGGTGATGCAATTCTGCAATTTCCAGATGAACTTATTGAAATGATGGGTTGGAAAGAGAACACCACAATCAATATTAAAGTTGTAGAGACACCCACAGGCAATGTTTTACATATTACAGAGAAAAAATAATGGAACTGATTGATTCGAAATCACTTTTGGCTAAACTGATGGCAACGGAGAACTTGACCGTTGAACAACGGCCGGTTCAGACGGCATCATTCGATGTATTGAATCGAATTTTGACTATTCCTACATTGGACAAAAATATTTCTTCATATCTTTATGACCTTTTCACAGGACATGAAGTTGGCCATGCATTATACACGCCAATGTACGGAATGTTGAGAGCTAAAGAATTGAAAATTCACATGGGCGTTGCAAATGTGGTGGAAGATTCCAGGATTGAAAGAAAAATCAAATACAAATATCCAGGATTGAAAAATTCGTTCACAAAAGCTTATCAAGAGCTCTTGACCAAAGA